AGTCAACCTCACTTCTCTACCATTGATGGCTATACCATACATGGCTACGTACAATTCTAAACTAGGTACAGGCGGTGGTTATGGCTTTATGCAATCAGGTATCCAGATAAGTAAAGCCTTAAAAGATTTGAAAAATCCAAAATGGGCAGACCCAGCTTGGATTAGAGATACAGTATTAAAGGGTGATAATTATAAATCATTTGGTTTGACCCTGGATGAAGCACAGTTCTTATACAGACAAACATCTCGTGGTATCCTTGACGCTGCGTTAGTTAACTCACTTGCAGGAAGTTCCAGAGGTAATTTCTTTAACAGCGCAAACTGGACTGCAATAACAAAGAAATACATGATTCCGTTTGCTTACACTGAACAGCAGAACAGACGTAGTTCAGCATTAGCTACATACAGATTAGAAAAACGTAGGAGAATGGCGGCTGATCCAACTCTTACTGACGCCAGTTTCGAACAAGAAAATGATCTTGTAAATCAAAATGATCAACCTGATTTGTTTGCGTTAGAAGAAAAAGCCGTTGAGGTTGTTAATAAATCTCAAGGTGACTACGCCATGTACAACAGACCTGACATAGCAAGGGGTACATGGGCGCAGTATATCTATATGTATAAACAGTTTACTGTTATTGCTACACAGTTGGTACGTACATTACCTCCAGCAGGTAGAGTATATTATCTTACTGCTTTGATGGCAGTAGCAGGACTGAAAGGTTTGCCGTTTGCTGACGACTTAGCAGATCTAGTGGATACACTAGCACAGCTGTTCGGTATTAGAGTTCCTCCTGTAGAACTAGCTGTGGGTAAATTTGTAGAAGACACCACTGATGCAGTAGGGTTAGATGGTACGTTCTGGGCACAGGTAGCACTTAGAGGATTTGCTGACCAAGTTGGTGGTGGTGGCACAGTGTCAAGCAGACTTGCTTTGGGTGATCTACTCCCAGGCACAGGTATATTCTTAGCAGGAGCGAGTACCCCCCAAGAACTGAAGAACATTGCTGGGCCTATATTTAGTGCAATGGCAGGCACAGTTACTAGTGCATTAGACCTAGCTAAAGTACCGTTTAAGTCAGATCCCACCAACGAGTTGATACGTATTGGACAAGCTAGTCCTATAGCAGGCTTACGTAATATCATGGACACAGCAGTATATTATAACACAGGTGCTGTACTTAACTCCCGTGGCTACACAGTTACTAGAGATATTAGTACTGCAAACTTAATAACTAGATTCCTAGGATTCTATCCAGTGCAAGCTACTAGGTCTAATGACGCAGTAAGAATGAGTAAGAGACTTGTAGATTACACCAAAGCAATCTCAGCAAGTTACAGAGAACAATATGTAAGGGCGGCTCTTATGAAAGATAGGAGTGCTATGCGGTCTATTGAACAGGATGTAAAAGACCACAACAGAGTACACCGCAGAGGTGATCCGTTCTACATTGACGATTTCTATGGTAAAGTTAGGAAGGCTGTAAAGTCAGCAGAACTAGGCGCAGGTGCAAGATTCTTGAAGACTACCCCTAAGAGTACTAGGGATAGTATCACAGATATTATATCGCAAGTGTATGGTGTTGATATAAGGTAGTTACACTAACTTAAACTTACCTTGAGTCAGGTCTTCTATGTTTGACTCAACAGCATCTAGTATACCCATTAACCTTGGGTGATTAAGGTTTATACCTATCACGTATGATTGTCCTAGTTTAACTGGTGTGTCTTTACCTAGGTAAAACTTCTGTGATTTAGGTGTAGCTACTACGTTTTCCTCAACAAGTTCTTGTGTGAATGATTTGTAGTCAGCTCCTCGCACAGACAACCACTTGCGGAAGTGAGTGCGGTCAAGCATTATTGTGCCTCTATCAAACTCCTCAACTTCAGAGTTGCGGTATATGTCGAATCGAACTCTTATGTCAGCTCGTGGCATACGAGATAAATCAACTGTGGGTTTGTTGGTGGATGTGTGCATTACTGTTACTGCAGCGCCTGCTGAATCATTTAGGTACTCTGCTATCAAGTCAAATGAATCAACCTTGTTGTCTTGTACAGTTCTACGGATTGCTCCTAGTTGTGCTAGTACCCATTCTGTAGCTATAGTGTAATCAAACTTAATCAAGTTCCAATCATTAGCTAGTTTCAAACCTAGGTCAGCTAGGACTATGGCTTGCTCCCAGTATCTTTCTTCGCCAGTAAACTTGGATTTATACTTGCCTTGGAACTCATTTGTTGCTTGCTCTATCATTCCCTGGATCACATCAGAACCAAGCTCCATCAACTTGTTGACATATAATTGCCCTACCTCCCCGTAGTTCGAGTTGATTAGGTTGTATATTTTACGCCCAGTTGTCGAGTCTTTAGTAAACAATCTATGTGATGGGATTGGTATCTCTAGTAGTCGAGCCATCTGTGCATCTGTTTCCAGTCCGCTGGCGATTAGCTTGCTTTGTAGAGACTTGTTGGTGGATACTATAACAGGTGTAGCCCATGTCTTAGCATCACGCTCCTCTGCATTACGATTGAGTCTAGCTTTATCTCTACCTTGTGATACCCAGTAACAGAAGTCACCAACCTCTTTGTCTTGCATCATGGTTACTTCGTCTACTGTCAATGGTAGATTGCTGTATAACCCTAGCCTACTGAACAAAGAGTTCTGTGTGTACTTAGCTGTAAAATGTAGCTTCTCTGGGTCTCCATAGATAGACTGTACCCAGTACTGTGCTAGTGTTTTACCTCCACCAGTTGGCCCATATAGAGAGATTGTAAGTCCTTTTAATCCAGTAAAGTTATATAGTGGTGCAGAGAATCCAATGCCTAATGCAAACATATGCCAAGGCATACCTGCTTTCTCTAATAAGTTAGTTAGCTCTACCCAGTTCTGCATTGTACCTTTGGTGCTATACAAATCTTGACTAGTCTTGTTTGATGCCGAGGTCAGCGATATTGCATCTTTCGTCACTTCGCCGCCTGAGCTACGGAACAACGTGTTCCCTAGAACAAATTGTGTGTTGTTCTCTTTCCATCCCATTGAAGCATATAGGTTCGACATCGACCTAATCTGCCTTAGTTCATCCATATAAGTACGTAACATAAGCTGAAAAAACTCCGTTTGTTTCTTGTTATACAAGACAATACCTTGGTCTGCTATAGCTGTAGCAAATTCACGATGTCCTTCAGTCAAGTACGCTTGACGTAACACCAGTTCTTGCCAACCAACATGGGGTCTTTTCCAGTGGTATCTAACTGTTTCGTAGCCTAGTGACTCATCCTTTCCGTATGACACAGGGTATATATCAAACCTGCATACATCTATATCTGTATCGTCTATGGTTATTTTGATGCCATCTTTTGTTCGCTTAAAAGGTTTGGGTAGCTGTACTTGATTGGCATTCTTATCAAGTGTTTCTTGTAGCTGTACTTCTTGATAGCTAATTCCAAGTCGTATTGGACTAGTTATCTTACCTTTATACTTACAACCTTTACATCCATCAGGGTTATCTACATCAAACTTAGCGCAGGTAGTTGGGCCAGTAGCACCATCTTTCCAATGCCGTAGCTTAGACATAGTTGCTTCTTCTGAATATGCAGGGTAGTTTTCACTCCACCTTCGTGCAGTATCTTCTGGGTCTATACAATAAGCCGCAATACCTATAGCGTTATACCATACTGGTTCAGCCACAGAGTCTTGGTTATCCACAGCATGTTTAACTTGTTGGCATTTATTGTAGATAGAAGAACTAATAGATGGTGGGAAATCCACAGTAGCCGCTAGATTGTTTAGCAACGAGTTGTCAGATGTTTGTTTTCCTACGGTGGGCCCTGTGGAAAGCACGTAATCATGTAGCCTAACCGATAGTTCTTCGGGTGTAACTGGGTCAGCATCTATGAGTAGCTTGACCTCTTTACCATTCTTGGGATTGTGTGTACCAATGGGGCGTAACACAAGGGAGCTATTAGCTATCAACCCTGCGTCTGCTTTGAAACCTTTGTCGAGTGCTGAAGCCTTTACTGCGTTAGCTATAGGCTTCCAATCATCTGGTTCTAACTCTTTCGTTAGTACCCAGTATACATGCAGTCCATTACCACTGCTAACTACCATAGGCTTTGGTAGTTTCATTCTAACAATATAATCTTGTAATGCTTTTAATCCCTCTCGCCAATCAGCAAAAGGTTTGCCATCACCACAATCAACATCAATGGCGATGACTTTTGTTTTATTTACGTTCTCTTGCTTTCTGTTTTCCTTTGTACAAAAAGAAGATATAGCAAAGTATGTATTGTTTCCTGCTCTGTCTAATCTTTTACAAGCAGTTGCAAGTTCTTCTACAGTCTGAAAAAATCCCTGCTTTCTCCCATCAGGGTTCACTACAATAGAAACGTAGTAGCCTTCAGACGGTAGGACTCGCTGTAAAAATCCTAACGTATCCATTCCACTGTCCTTTATGAAGGCTAGAGAGGTGTTCGGAATTAACCCCTCTAGCCATCTTTAGTCTAACTGTTATCATCTAATAACTCAAGAAGTCTCTGCCTACGTGAGACAGACTCAAGTGCTATCACTTCTGGTTGAGGCCATCCTTCTTTCATAATCTCTAATAACTGCCTTAGTTTCTCCCTTACCTTAGCATCATTAGATTTACGTAATGGCTTTCCTTTTAACCAACCATAGTAGGTCATACGAGACACGCCTAAAACCATAGCTATGTCTCGTACACTCAGCAACATATGTCGCCTTAACGCCTCAACCTTGGTAAAGTCCAAGGGTTTAGTCATCAGTGTTTACCTCATCCAGTAAGTTAGCTATTTCATTAGCCAAGTCATCCGCATCAGAACTTACTTCCTTAACGGGAGCTGGCTCAACAGGTTGTGGTTTGGGTGTCGGCTTGGCTGCCTGGGGTTCTGGGGTAGGCTTTTCTTCGACAACGCCTTCGGGCTTGTTGTCTTCAACCTCCTCAGTATCTTCGATAGTAAACCCAGTTTCTTCTTCAAAGCCAAACTTACCTGCACCGCTAGAGCCTTCGACATATTCAATAACTTGTACTGCTCTTAGTCGCAGTGTAGTTCCTGCACCAACGGCAGGTGAATTGTAGAAAGCAATAGACCCATTCACCTTGAGTACAGACCCTGCATAGATATTAGAATTAAGCATAGGTGTACCCTTGCTATCAAAGACAGCAGGTTTATAGGCGGCTTTTGATTTGAACTTAATCATCACGTTACCAGTAGGTTCATCGTCATCATCTAGCTCATCTTCAAACGGCAGTGGTGCTTGTTTAATCTTGGCGTTAGGCTTGGCTTCTTTCAATGCCTTAATACCTGCAACCAACTCACCCTTTATCTGTTCGATGATAGGCTGTGCTTCCTCCTTTGGTATGCACAGATTAACTTTGTAATGCCCCTGCTCATCGAACTTAGTGTCAGGTGCAGAAATGTAAGGGTAGAATGCTACCCCTTTTGGTGTTGTAAATGTTTTACTCATTGGTTAGACCTCCTTCTGTAAAACCATTTTCTTCAGCAAACCCAAAGTCGCTGAATGTTAGTTGCCGTTCAGAGGCAGACAACTCGCCTGTTACTATCTTGACTTCTTCTGTACCACACAAGCCGTCAATATGTTCTTGTGTGGCTTCCTCTACAAACCCACCGAAGTCAAACTCTAGCTTTGGAAACCCAAGGGATGTATCTATAGATACTCTAGTCTTTGCTATCTCTGGAGATATAGACTTGCTTTGTAGTACCTTTTGGTATCCGTTCAAGTTCTTCAGTGAAGTAGGGGTTACTTGCAGTAAATAGACTGTACCCTTAGGGTCGTCAGTTAATACAACTGCGAGTCTTTTTTGGTCAGCACATGCTTTCACACGCTGACCAGTAGGTGTAGTACGTGAACCCCATGCGTTCTGTGGACACAATGCACACATATCAGACTGGGGATCATCGCAATCTTTATCTGGTGTCTTACCATTTAATGAATAACAATCTGGCTTTGATGTTTCTTCAAAGTACTCACCTTTATAAAAACTTTTTGACAGCGCTGGGTTAGCACCGACAACAATCACAGACAAACGTGTTGTGGCAAGAGTGTCGATGTCGCCCGCAGCTGACAGCAATGAGAACGTCATATTTCTTGCTGATATTCTAGGTATCATTATTCTACCTTTGCGGTTGGCTTACGAACATTGATGTCGATACGAGTGCCGTAGTTCACACCGCTTGGTACATCTTTGTGTTCATCTATGTACCCACGCACTGCGTTCTTACTTACACGTTTCTCCAACATATCCCATGCTTCGTTCTTCTTAATGAAATTTAGTATTGCATCCCAGTCTGCTACTTGTGCAAAGTCTGTAGTGGTTACAAACGCTGTACCATGCCCAGTCTTGAATGATGTAACACCTTGTTCGTCAGCTTGTTTCTTTATGTAGGCTTCTAGCTTCACCATCTTTTCTTTGATGGTTCTAACCTTTTCTTTTACTTCACCCTCTATCGCATCCTTCTCATTGCGTAGGGTGATATATGCCTTAATGACATCTTCCATTTTCATATCACTCTCCCATCTCTTGGATTAAATCTAACAACACACCTTGCAATGCTTGTTTGTTTTTCAAGCGTTCATACATTCGATACTCAAGTTGAGTAGCTTCAATATGTATAACGTTAGACGTATGACGTTTGCCTATACGCTCCACTCTGCCGTTAGCTTGTGTGTATTGTTCGTTACTATTGATCGGCCCATACCATACAACAGTACTAGCCGCAGTTAATGTAAGACCATGAGCCATAGTAGCAGGGTGTGCTATCAATACTCTTGGGTCTTCTGTCTCTTGAAAGTTGTAGAATATTTCATTCCTTACCTTGGCTGAGACATCACCATTCACTACACCAGTGGTGTAATGTTTTGATAATTCTTTGTTAAGCATATGCAGTGTGCCAGTCAGCGGTACAAATACTATGACCTTGCCACCTGCTTCTTCTATAATATCTTTAACAACGTTGATACGTGGTGACGCATCTAGTTCTATGTTACGACCATCATCACCATAGGCTACACCACAACTTATCTGTACTAGCTTCTGCATCTTGACTGCTTCATTGACAGCAGTAATCTTACCTTCTGCTTGTACCTCTGTAACAAAGCTACGTAGCATACTCTTGTAGTGTTGCTCTTGGTCTTTAGTTAGTTTCACTTCCCTTGTCTGATACACTGTAGATGGTAAGTCAAAGCATTCATCTCTTGTGTATCGTACAGCAGGTTGTAGTACATGCTTTACTAACTCTACACTCTCTGGTCTAGGCAACCACTT